TTTTATCATTATCTACAATATCCATTATTTAATCCTTATCATAAAAAGATTGTACAAACTGATTACCATTATTAGAAACTTTACCACCATATAACTGATAGGCCATGCCTCCACCTTTTCTTTTAATAACTTTTTTTTCTTTAACTGATTTTTTTGGAGGTACAATTTTACCAGTTAATGAATCAGTATTACCTTTTACAACTTCTCCTTTTGGTGGTTTAACTTTTGATTTATTTTTAATAGCTTTCATTCCTAAACCAGCTCCTATAGCACCTGCAACAAAAGCCCCTTTGTTAACCTTACCACCTTGTTTTTTAAATCCCATGTTATTTCTTACTCCTGTAGGTAGATTACTTAAACCTTTACCTTTATTACCTGCAGGTATATCTTTTAAATTTTTCATATTATTGCCTCTTGTTACTTGTAAGTTTATATTACTTCTACTAATACTCATTAGTCTGAATTTTTCATTACTGGTGTTGGACCACCTAATGGATTAGCTGGAGTTTGCATATCATCTCTTCTAGTTCTTCTAGCTTGATTTCTTAATGAGTTAATAGAACCTTGAAACTTTTGTTCCATTGTAGGAACTAAAGAAAAGTTCTTCATGAATATCATTGACTCTACCATACATGCATCAAATAAAGCATTATAACAAAACTCGCTAAAATAGTTTGATGTGGTAGCACTTGTTCCTGTAGCACTAGATAATGCTAAAGGTCTTTTTGTAGTTTGTATCTCACCAGTCAATGCTGAAGCTGGTGTAGGTACTACATAAATTTCTGTGTTATTTTTTCTTGAATAGTATCTTGGTGTTCCTGTTGATGCACTTGCATGAGGAAAATAATCTATTGCATATTCGTATGTTCGTTGTAATAATGGTGTTATATTAGATGAAGCACTTGTTTTATAGTTTACATTTCTAACTACTAATGTACCTTCTGGTACTGTTACTATAGGGTCTCCTGCAGTAAAACTAAAACTAGAATAATTATCTAAACCAAAATCATCTAGTTCTTTCATTAATCTACTTTCAGCTCTTTCTACAATATTAGATATTTGTGATTCATATTCACTAGAATCATTCTCTGTAGTATTTATTAAATCTGTTTTTAAAAACGAATACGAGGGCATGTATTATCCTAATACTAATGTAATAGCTGCAGCACTGGCTGGAGCAGAAACACTAATTGTACCTGTAGTTCTTAATCCCATCTCTCCTATATAGATATCTGAGGTACCACTAGCCGGTACTTTACATTTTATAATGCTTGAACCAGAGGCATCTTGAACATCAAAAGTTCCAGCAGTTGGTGAGTATGCATGAAGTGCTACTATTCTTGGGCCTAATAAAGATGTTACTTTATCACTACCAGAGACGTATACTGCTTTAAAATTGTTTGCCATTTTAATTCCTTAATGTTAGTATAGGAAGGCAGAGTAACTCATACCTTCCCATAATTTTATTAGACTCCTGGGTTTCCTATATACCCTCGCCAGTCAGATACACCAAAAGAATATCTTTCTCTTGCTTTAAATCTGATGTTTCCGGTATCGAAATCAGGTTCCATTTTAGTTTGTAAAGGTGTTCTAGTGAACATCTTAGTACCATTTGGAACGTCAGTTTTTATGAAATACGCATCTGGGTCATTGAATCTTCTGTTTACAAAGAAACCATTAGGAACTAGTCCCATGTTCTTTAAACTGTTGATGTCATTGTCTGCACTTCCAGTTGTACCTGGAGTGTTTAAAATTACATCAGCAACGAAGATTAATTCGTTAGGTACGTGCAATGATACTGCTCCTGCTCCAATCAAAATACCTCTATCATCTTTAAGTTGTTGTACTTGTATTAAAGATGTTTCAAGTGTAGTTTGAGATAAGTCAGCATTAGTGCCATTGTTTGCATAATTGCTTTGTGTTCCACCAACAACTACTGGGTGAGCAGTGCTTATAAAAGCCTGTCCATCACCAATAGCAGTAGCACCAGCAGTAAAAGCATTATTGAAAACTGAAGCAGCTTTCTGTTGCTTTGTATTTGCCATTGCTCTTGCTAAACCTTTTGCTCTTAACTTTGAAAAAGTGTCATAGAGGTTGTCCTCCATTGCTTCTTCTGTAATTGCAAAAGCAAGTGCGATTGTTTCATTTTGATATCTAGCGACATAACTTTCGCTTGCATTATCAAAAGATACAGCAGCACCTTCTAGTTTAGTTGGGGCAGTACCAAATCCTGTAAAGAGGACTTCCTCTTCAAAAGACCTGTCTGAGTTCTCTACATCATATAGAGGCTCATGTTCGTTGTTAACTTCTCCGTACTCCATTCCAAAGACTGCATTCAATCCAGGAAGGAGCTCTTTACTAATAGCAGCTCTATTTATAGCCATTTTATATTATCCTTTCCTAGTTGTTATGCGACTGAAACTTGAGATAGCAGCGACTGTGACCTGTGCATATTAATATAACACTCCACAATTGGAAACGCATCTGCTTGACTTACATTACCATTAACAGAATCTCCATCTATATCTTTTCTTCCCACAACTCTAATTTGTGCGCCAGTTGATGTATCAGCAGCAATTGCTGTTCCATTAATAGCATGTGAAGATTGTCCAGTTAGAGTACTACCTGCTGATGCTGTAACAGCAAAGTTTGTAACTATGCATATTCTACCATCAGATAAGATTGAATCAGACTGAACATAATATGTTTGTGCAGGGTCTGTAATGACATGAAGTTTAACATCAGAAACACTAGTTCCTCCAGGGTAAAACCTGGAAAATTTAGGTTCTCCATTTTGTACATATTGACATCCTTGAAACACACCTGTTATTTTACATTTATTAGTTGGAACAGGTGTAATAGTTCCGGCAGTATCAATAACAACTGCATCACCTGCAAATATATTATTAGGAATTAAACTTACTATTCCTACATTTGCATTCGATACAGGCTGTACAATTTGTCCGTATCCTTCCGTATTCGGCTGACCATCTCTTTTTCGAGCAGGAAGAAATCCAAATGGGTTTTTAACTGTAGCCATAATATTTCTCCTTAATTAAAAAAAAGTTGATTAAAAAATTAATCCTGAAACGAAGGTCTTCTTCCTTTCGTAACAGAACTTTTACTTGTATTACTTATAGGCATCTGAGAAGTTGATTGATTCATTAATTGTTGATTAACAGCATCCATCATCTGACCAGACTTTTTTAAGTAATGTGCTTTTTTCGCTTCTAGTTTAAACGTAGGTATTTTACCTAATGCTAAGTCTCCACGACAGACTACACCAGCATAGCGACCTTCCTTCCTTACGATAGAAGTTGCTCCCATTTCAGGTACCTCCTCTGGAGTCACAAATTCCCAGCCTTGTTGTTGTTTCTTACCGATATTTTGATAATCTTCTTTATCTTTTAAATCGATACGAAGCCAGCCCAAGGTCATGCCTGAATTTTTAAACTTCTCAGTAACTATATCAGGGATATTAGTTATAGATGGTTCTTCAAATACATAATCTTTTTGTGCTCTTTCGTTGGTTTCTCTGGTTTGAGAACTACGTACATTATTTCGTGTCATTATTTACCTCCACGTTGCATATTAATTGTTGTATAGTCACCTTCAGATTTAGTTACCTTCATCTTTTCGGCAGCATACTGTTCAAGTGGTATTCCCCATTTACTAGCAAGTCGAACATCCTCTTGAGATAATTTAACTTTCTTTGGGTTAGGAGAGGAACGTGACCCTCCTGCAACTACTTGAGATGGTGATGACGTACCATCAGTGCGTTCTGTTTGTGCTGGCTTACTCTCAAACTTATTGGGAAAAGCTGCACGAATTCTATTATCAATTTCTGAATAAAAATCTTCATCCGTAGGATTATAACCTTCATTCTTTAATTCAGCATCTATTGCTAAAGCTGAAGCAGTCATAACATTATCTTTACCAAACCAATCATTATCTGCTTGCCAATCTATTGCTTTTTGGTCAGCTTGTACTGGTCTTTGTTGTACTGGTTGTTGTACTTGCTTCTGTACTGGTTGCTGTGTAAATCTACTTTTTGTTGCTGCTACATTTTTTAAATCAGTTTGTGCTTCATTTAATGCTTCTTGTGCTTTTAATAATTTATCTTTATCTTGTGCTTCAAAAGCATCTGCATAAGAACTTCTAGCTAAATCTAATTTATCTTTTAATTGTTTTTCAGTAGCATCTAAATTTAGTTTACTGACTTGATGAAACTCGTTTTCTTTTGTAGTGTAAGAACTTTTTAGTTGTTCATTTTGTTGAATGAGTTGATTTATCTGCTCATCTCGTTCTTTTCTTTGACGTATTAATTGTCTAATTCTTTTTTCTGCACCTTTAGTTTCAATACCGTCTAATTCTTTTGGTGCTTCTTTAGCAGGCTCTTCTGCTTTAACTGGTTCTGGTTCAGGTTTTGCCTCAACCTTTTCTTTTTCTTCTACTTCAAATTCTACTTTATTATCTTCTTTATTTTCTGAGACTTCTATCTCACTCCACTTATCTTCCATTTTATTCTCCGTTGTGCACGAAACAAACGTATTACGTGCTTATTATTATTATACCACATTTTACAAGAAAATGCAACCTTTATTTATATATTTGTTAAATTAAATGTTGGGTCAAGATGTGTTGGGTCTTCAACCTTCATTATTATCTGGTCATCAAATAACAATAATAGTTTAATTCCTTTATAAAATAACTTTTGTCCGGCATGTTTACCATAACAAATGTAATCATCTTCTTTACACCATGCTCCAGCAGGAAACTTTTCTTTATCTTTATAAGCTAAGTTACCTATCTTTAACACTCTACCAACTGTTGTTAAATAAGATATATCATCTTTAACACTTCCTGGTAATAAAATACCACCTTTAGTTTTTTCCTTAATACTTATAGGTCTAACTAAAACGTGATATCCTGGCAGTTCTGGTAATATATCTGGGTCTAATGTATCATCATCAGATATCCATGAACTGTTTTGCATTGCTTTGCCTAAAGCGACTTGTTGCATTAATCATCCTCCATTCTTCGTTTTATTATATGTTTTAAATTATTTTTACACCATTCTATACTTGTGATAGAACCAACCATTTGCCTATAATGAGGATAATCTTCAGCAGAACCATTACCTAATGTTTCCTTTAACTGAGAAATTTCCTCATCATAAGCTTTAAATACTTCGTCAAATATTTCCATACATTAAGCTGCGAAAGCAAATGCACCTTTTAACAATGTTGGTGCTCCACCCATCTCAGCAGCAATATCCCATACACCATCTTCATAACAGATAAATGCAATCTTACTACCAATAGTAAATAAATTTGTTGCTGCATTTGCAGGTGTAAAAACTAATTGAGTTTCACCTTCTGCAGAAATATCAAATGTTACTTCATTGGTTGCTCTTGATTCAATAACAGAACCAGTTTTCCAAACATCACTGCCTGCTGCATTAAAAGTTAATGTAGCTGTTCCACCTGCTGTTTCTTTTGATTGAACATATACACAAACTGAACCTTCTTTTGCTGCAGGTAAAGCTACTGCTGCTGCTGCAGCTCCTGTATAGTTTACTACATTTAATGCCATATCAGTTAATGTAATACTTGCACCAGTTGCTAAGTCATTAAGTGATAAACCAGTTAAGTCAGGCATACCTGAACTCATTCTAGTTGTTTCAACATCTGAACTTGAATCTCTAGTTGCAATTTGAAAACCTCTTGTAGACCTGACTGGTCCTTTAAAAGTTGTATTCGCCATTTTCTTCTCCTTTGTTACTCTACTGTCTTGGCAAGTCTGCTAGG